CCATACTCGCCGCACATGTAATACGAGACTCGGTCGACCCCGAATTCTCGTTTGAGATGAATACGCAAGCGTTTCATGAAGAGTTGAAAGTCCCGGTAGTCGAGGGAGCCGTTTTTAGGTAAATCGGCAGGCCGATAGGTCAGAGTCAGAAAAGAAGAGGCTTCCCATTGGAGCGCCTCGTGAGCGCACCGCAGAGCCCAGCCCTTTGCGCGATCGAGACGGCAGCCCGTACAGCGGCCACAGGGAAGCATCAAGATAGTCTTCTCCGCAGGATGCGTCGGAGAGAAGACAACCGAGCGTTTTCCATTCGGCCCAGCCTGCCGGAGTTGATAGGCAGTCAGGGGGTGGAAGCAGGGCATGGAAGTACATCAGAGGCGGATGCCGCCACGCATAGGAGCTCCGCGAGTATTAAGGCGGTGGATTTTGGTCGAACCCGACCGGAAGTTTGCTTTTGAGGCAGATTTCGACATTGAACGGCGTTTCATAATATTCGACTCCGAAGAAGGGACCCAAAGAGAGCCCTAAGAGAAAGATTAGAACCAAAGACATTGGAGCGCAACTGTTTTTTGTGTCACCTAGACCAATTGATATCAAGTAGATCAATTGGTCGATGCTTCTGGAGGCTGAGACGCCGAAGAGGCAGAAGCGGGATTAGACGTGCCAAAAGGCACGGTTGGGGCTGGGGTATTCGGATCGCGAATTAAGCCCAAGGCGATAGCTTCCTGTTGATTGTAGGGGTTATCAAGGAAGGCAAGAAGCTCGCCGGGATCGTTCCCAAAGCGGGAACGGATAGTAGAAGGCAGATCATAAAACTGACCAGTAGCCTCAGAAACGAAGTTCATAGCTTCGTGGAAGGTAAAAGGAGCCGAAACATCCATGTATCGGGCGGTAGTGGGATCAGAGCCGTCAAGAATGCCCGTTTTGAGATAACGGGCCATAAGGAGGTTAACGTCGCACTCGTCCTTAAATTGTTGTTTTGTACGCCCAAGAGTGGGGAACGAGAGAGAAAAGGAAATAGAAGGGGAATAAGCAGAGCGGAAGGGTGAAGAGTCAGAAGTAAGTGATTTGTTAGAGCGGTGAGAAGAAGTATTTTTAGAATGAAGGAAGGACATGAGGTGCTCCTGGTAAGTGGTAGGACTGACGCGCTTCGCTTGTCGCCTGGCCAATAAGCAAGCTTATTGACCAGGGAAGGGTTTTTTAACGGCGGTATTGATTAGGAAGACGAACACCTGGTGAATCGTTGTTTCGAGACATGAGCTCGAGAATAGGAAGCATCTCTTTGACGACGTCGGTGACCTTCCCGACGTCAGATTTAGCAAGTTCGACCTTATTACGCAGAAGATCCATAGCCATTTGGATCTGTTCCTGTTGATATTTAGAAAGGCGAACGTTTTGTTGGACATAAGCCATATCTTCAATAAGACGACCTTTAGTTGCTTTATTGAGAGAAATGTTAGAGCCGTGAAGATTAGAGCGAGCGGCAAGCTCGGTCATTTCAGAACCGATCTTTTTAATACGCTCGGCCGACTCGAGAATCGTTTGTTCAGATTCACGGATCTGTTGATAAGACTGGTTGGCATGAGCTGAATGCTGAACAGCGCGATGAGTACCGCCAAAGGCGGTGTTGTATTGCCGGAGATCGTTAGCGGTTTCCCGCTCTCGATCAGCTGTAGCGTCATACATCGCAGCCTGAGATTTAGAGTTGGCGATATCCTGCTCGACTTTTTCAGTCTCTTTAGCTAAAAGAGTAGCCTGCGCAGATTTAGCTGAAGCGCCGGCAAAGTCGACACCCTGAGAACCAGTGGAAGAAGAAGCGCCAACAGATGGAGTAGAAGCCCCTCCGCCACCTGTGGCGGAAAGGATAGGATTAAGCCCAGCAGCTCGGAGGTCAGCGACCTCCGCCTGGTGGGCTGTATTGCGGAGCATGTTCTGGCGATCGAAGGCGACGTTGGCCGCCTTTCGATTAAACATGTCCTGGTGACGGTTCCCCATGAGCTGGGAAGCCATCTGAAGCATGCCAAGGGCTGCAGTCATAGCGACACCTTAGAAGTGATCGATTAGGCCAGGAACACCATAAACAGGCATCGGACGAGCCGTGCGCAGTTTGGTATAAGTATCAAGTAAGAAATGAGGCTCAGTAGCCACAGCAATAACACGATCTACCGGGGGATCTTCTACGATGAAAGCAGCATCGAGAACAGGAGCAGTGGAGAATTCCTGAGCCAAGTGCCAAGAGTCTAGCGAAGTAGCATTAGTGGAGCGGAAGAGGCCGGTAATCTGAGAAGGTTTGTAGCGATACTCAGCATAACGTTCCTGATATCCGAAGACTTTATCGTCTTCGGCAGGAACGCCAGTTGTATAAATTTCCTTTTGCAATACGGCTTGTTCGCCAATATGAGAAAGGGCCGGCCAGTAGAAATCAAAGCGAGTTTTACGGGAGAACATACGATTAAGACCTTGTTGATACGTAAGGTCAGCACGAACGGACACAAGTCCGATAATGATGCAATGTTCAGTGAAAGACATAGTAAAGCCATGCCCAGAACCTAAGGCGGTGCCAACAGCGGCCAGATTACCCTGAGGGGTATTGGCATAACTACCGGTTGGAGAAGTTTGGACAATCGGAGAAACATTAATGGGCGTCGAACCGCCGCCCAAGTATTCAGGACGCTGAAGACGAGCGTCCGGAGAAGAAACACCGAAATGCGATTTAATTAGTTCGGTGTATCGAGTACCGCCACGAGCATCACGTTCAAAGATTTTTTGAACTTGAAATGCCTGGCGAAGAGAATTAATGGTAACAGTCGATGCTGCTTGAAGATCAGACACCAAAGGAGTGCCTTGAGGAATATTCGGGTCGGTAATGACATACGGCGGAGTAACACCCGGGCTGTAATCATAAGCAGCAACAAGTTGATTAGACCATGTACCACCAGAAGTCAAAAAGCGTACCGGAGCAGTCCCGCCAAGCGGGATAGACACGCCCGGACCTTTTTGGGGCCAAGGAAGGCAAGAAGTGAAATAGTCGTGGCGTTTGCCACGACGAAGCAAAGTGTAATCAGCAGGTAAATCGGGGCCATCGCCCCGATTAACGGGAACAGAATCCTGAAGATTTTGGTCACGGAACCATTCGTTATAAATGAGATTGTAAGCACGATGCCAAAGAGCAGAATGAGAAATGCCGGCAATATCGGTGGGAATGCCGAAGTAATCAGAAAGCGATCCGGCGGTATATCCGCCTACCGGCGAAACCATTTGAGGAATGATAAAGTCAGTCGAATCGCCCGGATCGGTCTGTTCCCCGTTAAAGCGTTGCCAGTTATCCCAGATAAGACGGATAGGAACGCTGAAAAAGTGCGTGTCCATAAACATGTTATCCATGATTGGAAAGATCGGAGTCGCCAAGCGAGCGAAGAGTGTCGAGCGAAGATTAAACGTGTCTCCGGGTAAGGCTTCGTCGACATAGAACGGGACAAGATAGCCGGCGTCAAACGTGGTTTTATGTCCATGGGAGCGATCAAAGGAAGAGCGCGGAATTTCAGCCGCGGGAACCTCGGAAAACCGATGTTTCATTACCGAGGGGTTGTTATGTTTGTAATTTGACATGGTTACTCCTGAACAAGAGAGGTGACGTTAGCGACGAGAAGAGGTGAGGAATTTATATTACCAGTGGGCTCATCATATGAGCCTAGACACCAAAGTTGATAATCGCCGGGATGACGGCGAAGGGAACTGTCGGAAGAAAGCGCGGATTCAGTAACCGCGCGCATGGCCACGTTGTCGTTAGCCATAAGAAAAGGAGCAGCGAAAGCATCAGCTTTAATATCGCGAATAGCGTAGAGATTAATCATCAGTAAGTTCCCTTTTAAGTTTGGTGATTTTAGCGTTTAAGCAGATTTCACGAACAGCGCGACGCGCTTTCGTGTTGTTGTGAGCCTGAGCCTCAGCTTGTGCGATGCGGTTTTTTTTAACCGTTTCAAGAAGCTCAGGGTTTGACCGCTCAAGAAGACGGTCGTAATAGCGCGGTGACCGGACTTTTTTGCCATCGATAAGGCAGAAATCGTCCGGATATAGATCGTCCTTATAGGACTCGAAGAAGCCTTTGCCAATGGCAGGGTTAAGGCTCATTTTATTGAATTCCGGGGTGAGTTGGTAAATTTCCCCGGTTTCAGTATTCACGCGCTGATAATGTTTAGCTGCCTCTTTGCCAACCATTTTTTTCATTGTGTAGCGCGCACAGTAGGCAGCAGATTGGAAGGTGACATTTCCGATGGAAGCAAAGCCTTTACCCCAGAGGCCATCGAGTGTTGCGGATTGATAGAGCGTGTTACCACGCTTTTTTGAGATTTGTTTTCGGTCGTGCATAAAGTCATGACCGAAGAGAATGCAGTGAAAGTGTGGGCGAGAGAGCTGCTCGCCATACTCGCCGCACATGTAATACGAGACTCGGTCGACCCCGAATTCTCGTTTGAGATGAATACGCAAGCGTTTCATGAAGAGTTGAAAGTCCCGGTAGTCGAGGGAGCCGTTTTTAGGTA